AGGGATACTGTGTACTCCGATAGCCTGGGTTTCGCTACAGTTGGTTATGGCCATCTGGTTCTACCTACCGATCACTTTGTTGAAGGTATTGAATATTCTAAAGATGAGCTTGAAGCTGTGTTTGATAATGATTTTGAAATTGCTCTTACATCTGCAAACGAATTACTGGAAGAAATAGAAGTACCCGAAATAGTTAAAGGTATTATTTGTGAAATGTGTTTCCAACTTGGGAAACCTCGTGTGATGAAATTTAAAAAGATGTGGGAAGGTATTGAAGAAGCTGATTACAATAAAGCAGCAGATGAAATGATAGATAGTGCCTGGCATAGTCAAACAACATCAAGGTGTGAAAGCCTGGCGGAGTTGATGAGGAGCTGCGCATGATTGGTCTATTAAGTTTATTAAAAAATCCATTAACTAAAATGGTTATTAATAAAGCAAGCGATCACTTCAAACATAAGGCAGAGAAAGTAAAAGTTATTAGAGCTGCTGAAATAGAAGCAGCTAAAGATGTAGATATAACTAGAATTAAAAGCCAGGATCAATCTTACAAAGATGAGATCTTAATGTTCTGGTTAATTGGTATGCTCACTACTGGCTGGTTTCCAGGCACTAGAGAGAATTTTAAAGAGTGGGTAGCAATCATAAACGATTTACCAGACAGCGTATGGTATCTAGTTATCATTGTATTCACGGCTAGCTTTGGAAGTAGAGTTACTAAATCCGTACTTGATCGAAAAAAAAAGTAATGGCTAAAATTAAATTTACTGGAACATTTATTCCTCGTGATAAACCACCCAAGCGTGGGATCCATAAAAAATCTCAAAACAAATCAGAGAAAAGACAACGTAAACAAACACGTTACAAAGGCGGTGGAAAATGAGAGACAATAAAGTATTAGAAAGTTTTATCAGGCATACTGAAAAAAAATTAAAAGAAATGAACTTGTTTAAGTTTCTTAAAAAAGAAGTTGAGACGGGTGCTAACGGTACACAAAATTACATTATTAAAAAGGGTATTAACAAGGGTAAGAAAGCGGAAACATGAAGTGGATTAAAGGAGCAGCATATACATTTTTAGGTATTCTTTGGCTTACACTTATTATTGCTACAGCTACACTAGCTGATGATGTCAACCAGGATAACGTCAATGGATCTAACTCACAAATAGATACCATGAACTCTACCACTACGTTTCAAACTGGATCCTCATCTAACACAACTACTAATTCTACCAATACATCTAATATGAGATCAGCTCCATATAGTGCTAATGCTCCATCATTAAATTCTATGAACAACTGTTCTCTTGCAATCTCTGGTTCTATACAGAGCTTCTCTCTTGGTGTTGCAACGGGTAAACATTATATAGATCCCGTATGTCAAACAATTAATTTATCTAAAGCATTGTACGGAATGGGTATGAAGGTTGCTGCAATTTCAATCTTATGTAAAAACCAAGAAGTTTTTGAAGCTATGTCTGCTTACGCTGCTAATACCCCGTGTCCGATTTCTGGTAAAATAGGAGCTGAAGCTACTAAAATATTATTTGAAAAATATGATGGCAAGATGCCAACTTACGAACAGTATTTAAAAATTGAATTACAAAGAATTGAAGCTGAAAAATCTGAAATTAAAACAAAAGAATTAAAATCTTTAAAAATTCACTAATGAAAATACTAATTATAATGATGGCTATCCTTTGGGGTTTGCTTTCATGGTTCTCTAGTTCAGTTGGTTTAAAAGCAGAAGAAGTAACAACATCCAATCTAATTAATCAAACCTTTACATCCGATAATAATTGGGAGGGTCAAATTGATGGCAATCATGGAACGGCTATTATTGCTGGAGTAGATGGCGGTTATATTCAAAACACTAACGCATTAAGTTTAAGTCAAGATTTAGGTTTAAATGAAGCTCAAATACAAAACGGCTTTAGCTCTACTCAATCTGCACAAGTTTGGTTCTGGAATAGCAACGATCAGAATGTAGTAATGAAACAAATCATTACTGATACTGCTGGTAATACTACAACCCAAACTAAAACAGTTACGGGTTATTGCACTACATTTAATGGTTGTGGATGGCAAAGTACGGGTAACAACATTTATGTTTCGGGATTAAATAATAATACAGACTATACAATAAAGAATAGATTTGAATTTAATTCTACAGTTGCGGGTAATGCTCCTTATTCTGGAGATCATAATGCAGCTGATTTAAAAGAACCTAGTTTAATTGTTACTTATGAAAATCAACCCGTTGCTATCGCTACACAGAATAAAATTGTAGAAGATGCACAAGAAATAATTGAAGATCTACCTAAATTTAAAATGCCTATATTTAATGAGGCAGTAGTTAAAGAATTTAAGATTGAGCAACCTATTATAGAAGTTAAAGAAAAAATTAAAATAGAACCTTTACCAGTATTTATTGTTGAAAAACCTATAGATCAACCAAAAATTGTAATGGTTCAAGAACCTATTTTAGTTATTGAAGATAAAAAATTACCAAACACAATGCCAAAGTTAGTTGAGGAAACTCCATTAATAGAGGAGAAATCAGAGACTATTGCAGTTGCTATGCTAGAAGAAGCTACTGAAGAAGTAAAGGTTGAGGCCAAAAAAGAACGTAAAGAAGTTAAGAAGGAAACCCCAGTTCAGATTTTGGAGGAGACTAGCACCGAACCCAAAGAAAAATTGATTGAAGAAGAAGTAATTGAAGAAGAAGTAATTGAAGAAGAATTGATTGAAGATGAAGTTATAGAAGAAGATACTAAAATTGCTGAAGTAGAAGATAAAACAGATAATTCAGCTAAAGTATTGGCTAAAACTATTAATAAAATAGACGTTCAAATCAAAGATATTACAAAGAATTTAGAAGTAAAAAACATTGTTTTATTAGCTGCTATTCAAAATGATAGTGTGTCATTAGACAGCTACAATCAAACGACATTTTATATACCAACAGATATTTATACTAATCAAGTATTTATAGATGATAGACAAATTTATAATCAAGTTAATTTATCTACTTATATAGATAACGATCCGATTATTAAACAAGAACGTATCTTAAATGATATTTATTACCAACAACAAAGACTAAAAATAGAAATAAGGGAGTTAAAAAATGGGTAAATTAAAAGATCAATTAGCGGGAGTAGCTGCTCTCATTGCTGCAATTATTGCAATAGGTGGAGGCTTTGTTAAGTATGGTGAGGTTATGACAAAATTAGATAGCTTATCATCTGCTACGGCTCCAGATCTATCTGGTATCGATAACAATAGTTTTGGCATTAATGATAATGCTCAAGCAATTACAGAAAATAAAGCTAACTTAGAAAAAGAAGTTTCAATTTTAAGTAAAGAAATACAACTACTAGATTTACAGATAAAAGAATTAAAAGAGCTACAAAAATCTAATCCTTTAGGGGGTTAAGGTGTCAGTAAAGTGTCAGTGAGCGATCGGTAGAAAACGAAACACTCAATAAATACAACCTTTATTTACCAACGATTTTTTTAGTAAAAAACTTACTAATTGTGGTTGTAAGTGTTATATATCAACACAAATCAACTAAAAAATAGATAGGTTCAAATCCTGCCGCCCCGACCACTCTCCCAACACTTCTAGGCGGGGTGTCAGTGAAAGTGTCAGTGAACGGCAGTAAAAGATTTAAGCGTATTTTTTTATTGGTTCTGCAACTGGATCTTTAAAAGTATTTTCATAAGACAACTCCCGTTCTAACTTAGGCAATAGAGGCAGATAGCGAGCTTGTAGCTTCGCTTCTTCTCTAATGTTAGCTTCTATCTCACGAAATTTTCTTGCCACCATATCTTGCTTAAATAGCGGTATAGAAGGGAGCATTTGTTCTGGATCTCCATTGTATAGCAAATTAATATCCCAACCTTGTTCTTTGGCTAAAACAAATAATTTGTCTGATCCAATACCATTAAGAGCTTTCTCATATTTTTGGATTTGTTGAAATGAGACTTTTAATATTTTAGATAGTCTTGTTTGTGTTTTTCCAGATATTGTTCTTAACACGAACATTACCTTCGCTATTCGTTCCTTCTCTTGTAGTGCTGACATACTATCATCCTTTAGTTATTTGATTAATAGCAGTTTTTCTTTGTTTCTCATTCAAATTCAAATCTCTTATGTAGTTGCTGTCTCTGATTTCTTTAGAGTTAGCAAATCTGTCATCCATTTGTTTTTCAGTTAAAATTTTAAGTTCTTGCATTCTTGATATGCTCCACTTTCTAAAAGGAGACATTCCATTCTGCCAATCAATACCTAATAATTTTGCACATTGTTTAATTTTTTTATTGGCTCTACTACCAGATATATTAAACACTCTTTTAAAAGTTCTTTTTTCAACTTTACCATTAGTAGGATTAGTGAAAATTACATTTCTATGAGTTACTGGAAAGATCTGTGTTTTCATCCATATACTAAACAGCTCTAATAATTCATCAGAGATCTCAATAAATCTTCTGCTAGTTTTAACCTTGTAGGGTCTAAACTTATTTTCATTATCAATAGAGTGATCTATGTAAATACCACCATTGTTAAAATCTACACTTTCATAACAAATACCAAGCAGCTCATTTAATCTAACGCCAGTTTCAGCAGCACATTTGAAAAATGTTTTTAATTTAATATCTGGTTCTTTATTAACAATGGCCAATAATTGTGGGGTAGTAGGCATCCAGGCTATTTGTTTTGTATAGTTACTAAAGTAATTTTTAGGAAATTTAAAGTTAGCAATTGAATAATCAATTTTATATTTATGACTATTGCACCAATTAACAAACTTTTTAAACTCAAGTACAACAGCTTTAATAGTTACCTTGCCAATGGCTTCAGCTCTTTTGACATAATAACCTTTACCATCTTTGGTTCTCCAATCTAATCTTTTACTATTTTTAATGCCAATCAAAGTTGTTTCAATAAAATCTGACAATAAATAATCAGACAAATATTCTTTATCAATATATGGGGCCACATGATTAGTAATGTATGAAACTTGCATATCTTTATACTTAGAGCTGGTGTCTGGATCGTTATTTAAAACTTTAAAGTATTCATTAAATGCAAAATTAAATGTAATTTTCTGATCTACTGCATCAATTTTTTCTTTATTTTGCAAAGTAATTTTTAGAGCTTCAGCTTTCTTTTTTTCGTTATAATTAAAACTTTCTTTAGTTTGAGTTTTTTCTTTGCCATTCTCAAACCAAGCTACTTTAACAACTAATTTTTTTATTTTTTTCTTATTAACGATCCAAACTTTCATATATTAATTATCCTCCATCTGTTGGTTAAGAAGCATTCTTTGCTCTGCAAGCAGTAAAGGATCCGATTTTAATGCTTCATCATAAGCATTTTTTTTTGGTGTAGCTTCCTTATCTAAATAGTATCCAGCAGATCCTAATTTTAATTCAGCAAATAAAAATGTTTTTGTATGGCCAAACTTTTTTATAACTGCTTTTAAGTTAGATATTCTCTCAACTTTTTCCCATGCTTTAATAACAGCATTTACTTTGTGTGGAGCTTTTACTTTAGCAACAACAGTATTAGATTTTTTAACTAACCATGTTTTCATTACGCAGCCTCCTTGGTTTGTGTTTTTGTTTGTGTGTTTAATTCTTTATCCCAAACCAACAAAGTTCTACCTATTACTTTTGATGATTTATTTTTTTGGGGAAGTATTATTTTTGTAAAGTATTCCTCTAAGTTAGAGTAGGTAGCGAACTTTATTTTTTTGAAGTTTTTAACCATGCAATAGATATAATTACCTATCTGGCAATAGTCAAGATATTATTTTGCCAAGTTGGTAAGTTAATTTAGGCGTAGGGAGGGTGTCTGAATTTAATCAGTTTATAGTAGTTCTAAAGTAAAATATTTATGCTTCTATTTTACTTAGTTGGTCTTGCAAACCTATAACAGCAATCAATTTTGAGTGAGCTGTTTTACTTATAGCCGCAATCCCTGGAGGATACATTCCCCCGTTCTTAACTTTTAGTCTCGTGATCTTTGCGTTCAGAGACTTTCTTTCCTTCTCGATCATCTGGATTTTTTGTTCCAGATGTTGGTAATGGTTTATCGCCATTGTCTACCTCTTTTATTCTAGCGAACTCAAAGCTAACAGTTTTACCATCAACTTCATAAATTGCTGCATCGCTAGGTATTATTTGATTTGCAGCATCAGTAACAGAATTGAAAACTTCACTCGCTGTAAAGTTTGCGCTTCCGTTCCAGAATTTTTCAATCTTCTTTGTCATCGGGATAATCTCGTTCTAATATTATTTTTAAATAGTGAATAGCTTTTTTAATATCTTCAGCTTTATTTTTTTTTTGATGTCTACACACATATTTTACAACATTTCCCTCTGCAAACAATAGTTTATTCTCACTAATAAAGTATGCGGGTTCAACTTTCATATCTTTATA